AGACAGATCTAACCCTTTATATCTCCGTGGCATTTCAAATTCTAATGTATTTACATCCTTATCACCTACCACTCCAAGCAATCTAGTGTCAGAAGGTATATTTATTGTCCTTAAATCATTATCAATCGTTATCATATTTCAGTTCTCCCTACATTTTATAGCTTTCATCTGGCAGAAAATTTGACGTGCTATAGGATAATGAAGTTGTCTTCCCAGAAGATATATTTACACTTGTAGCTCCATTTATTGCGATTGATATTCCATTTTCATCGCTAATTTCGTTATCCGGATAAAAACCTTCCGGCAATTTTAGCTCGAAGCCTGATAGGTCATTTTTAGCGGTCACCCTGATATTACAAATGTTCATTTGGCGAAATATTGACATTGTACAGTTCTTATCTGTAAAAACCCATTTATACATTTGCTTTTCTTCTGAGATTTTTCCTTTTATCATATTCCAGACTTCTTTTAAAGCTTCTTCTCCCATTAATGCCATATCATATTTCTCCTTTACATTACACGCATATACTTCTGACGTCATCCGCAGACATCTCTTGAACCCTGCTTCCAATAACCGTCGTAATAATCTGTGTGATATTTTGTCTCGTCTGGTCTGAAATTCCATTACTCTTGATTAAGTACTTACCCAGAGTCAATTTCTTTGTTTTGTCTACTACAGAGGTTTCTATCTTTAAAACTCTTGATGATAAAAATAATGCAGCACTTTCATCCACCATATTAATCGTGTCTCCAAGTGATATGCTTTTGGTCGTATTTGATATATCACATTCATAATTTGTTGCGATATCGCAAATTGCTTTTAATTCTTTCAACGTTCCTTCGAACAATGTCTTCTGATCAACTGTATCGAGATTGTATATTTTCGTTATATGCCTTTTTGTCCCATCGATACACCTTCCCCATTTTTCAAGAGCGTTTCTGGATTGTAAACAGTATCCTTTATCTGGTATTCCGTCCCCGTTTCTATCATCAAATTCTTGTTGTACAATGACAAAATCGCCATCATCATATGCATACCCTTCTAACGTTATTGCTACTCCGGACGTATCTGCAGCACCATATGCGTATAACGATGTTGCCAAATTCTGTATTGATTTTGAAACAGTTATTTTGTCAAAATCGATATATTTTCTCAGTATTACACCCTTGCTTTCACCTCTTTTTTTGTATATATCAATGTATTTGTGAGATACCGTTTTTTCATCGCTGCTCAAATCGAAGCGATAATCAATTTCGATAGCAAATAAATCAGCAATGTCTTTTAACCTTTCTGATCTTGTCTGCTCTGAAAATTCACAAAGTTTCTGGGTACTATCACTCCGATTGATTCCTATCTCATATCCACTTCCTATAATTGTATTTGATATTGCTTGCGTTGCTGTCCAGGACTTGGCTTCTTCTGTTTTTAATGCAACTTCATTTAATAATTCCATTCCAACATCTTCGCAATAGATATGCCAAGTCATAGAGTCGTCATCTTTCTCAGAATCTATGATCTGGAACATTATATCCTCATCATTTTCTGTCTTCCGCAAAATATAGTTTCCTGGTGTTGTGCAAATCTCAATATTCCTCTGGTCCGATGCCGTATATGATACATCGCATTCAAAAGATGTTGCCATTGTTTCAATATCTTCTATTTTTTTATCATTTGATATAACACTTCCTTTCGGCAGCTTAGTTGAGGTTTTCCCTATAATATTTAATTCACGATCTGCAAAATACAATATCATAACCACACCTCCCTCACTAATAATTGGGCTTCTGGAATCCCGCTCCAATCTGACGTCAATACTCCGATCGTATTCTCTCCAGGGGATAAATAAAAACTCTCCCATGTATTCCCTAGTGCTCCAAGTGTTTCTGATTCCCTATTATTCACAAAAATTTTTGCGTCTTCACATTGTGCCGTAATAATATCTCCAGTTTGAAATGTATTTCCAGACCCTTGTTGTTCTGATACGTTTCCGATCTGTATGATTGTTTGCGCATCATTTTTATATGCTGCAACATATCCAGCATTACTTTTCATTTTCCATTGTATTTTGGGGAAACACTCTTGTGTCCCTTCATAATAGATCTCTGTTTTTTTAGATAAACTATATGCTTTTTCCTTTATCGAATATTTGAATGGGTCAGCACATGTAAATTCTAATTCTCCAGTAATACATAATCTTCCAGGATCTACATCTCCAATCGAAGTAAGTGTTCCAGTGAAATATTTATCTGGTTCATCTGCAAATACAATCCTTGCAGAATCCACATTTAAAATCTGAGCCATCTTATTATAGGCCAGACGGAAATCAAAAGCGGTAGGACTCATCAGCTGATATCCTACCGTAATCACTCTTTCTGTGAATCGTCTTCTCTTAACCTCTTTACCGTGTCTTCTGGTTCGGTCAAAAAATTCTAATTCAGGAGCAAGAGATTCCCTTCCACTAACATATAGTGTCCTATACCCCAGAATCTCATTTTCAAGAAATTTTCCATTGAAATTCATTGCTTCAGAAGGCAATGCAATCTCATCTTGTGAATCATAGATATCTATAAATTTGTATTGCATATGCGCCTCCTGTTACAATCTTCCTAATTTTCTGTTCTGTCTTGTCTGCCGTTTGCTTAGCTCTGCTTCTGTGTATGGAGCTGTTACTCTTGCAACCTCTTTGCCATCGAGATCAACTGGAACAACAATCGTATACTCTGCTTGTGCATAGTAGTCATAATCACTACTAAGACTACCGCCAACATCTCCTGCAATCGCAAGATTATCAAAGTTTGGAATTGTTATAATATTGTTCATCGTTTTATCCAGTGTATTACCCATAGAAGAAATTCCCTTGACAAATCCTTTTACAACAAAAACACCTAGGGCTTTCATGACACGTGATGGTGAGTGGATTTTTAGTTTTCCTTTCACTGCCCTTGTGAGGATATTAGCCAAATCTTTTGCCGCCTTATTTAAGGCTTTCTTGTTAGATTTAGATGTTAGCCCCTTCACAAAACCTGCAGTTGCTTCTTTTGCAATTGTATTCATTTTTGTTTTCAGCTTATTCAATTCGCTCGTAACTGCGCTATTATAATCTTTATCAATCTGATCAATATAAGGCTTATAATATGCTTCTGCACTAGAATTAGCTGTATTCATAAAAGCTGTATAATCTTTTCCGTATTGTGTTAACCACGCATCACTTTTCTTTAACAGTTCTGTTGTATATTTCAGACCCTGTGCAGTATCAAGATTTTGGATATCTTTCATGAGATCATACGGAAGCACCTTTTTAAGTCTCTCCATATTTTTTGCAAGCTGTTCGACCTGCTTTTTCTGTGCTTTAAAATCCACAATAGAAATAAACCCATAACTATCTGAGCTAAAAAGATCTCCATAATCAACCAATTTACTCTTATAGCTATCCCGATCTGCGACAATCGCATCGTATTTCTCTTGATATTTCTTCCCAAGAGCTGTTAACGCCTTATCTGCCGCATTGATTGCTTTTTGTCCTTGGTTCTTTATAGTTTTGCTCATGTCAGATTTTAGAATCTTTCCAACCTTCGTATAGGCCTTTTTAAGTTTTGGATTCTGTTTTTTTGCTTTTTTGATGCCAGTGTCTATTGTCTTGTTCAATGATTTTGTAACACTGGATACTTTACTATTCATAGACGATTTATATTTATCGACTGCACTGCTTGCAGCATCTTCGTATTTTCGTGTCTTTGTAGCTTTCCTCATTGTATCAATAGCTGTTTTTGCCAAAGTCTTACCTGCAGATTTCACATTGTTTATTCCGCTTCTGATCCCAATTGCAAGACCTGCTGCAATGTATCGACCGTCTTTCTTTGTAAGTTTTGATGGTGAATGAATCTGAGCTTTTGCCCTAATTGCCTTTTCTGCTGCTGATACCATTCTGGATGCTGCAGCTTCGATCTGTCCAAGGCATGACCTCATTCCCTGCGCAAAACCTTGACTGATATAAGCACCTGCACTATATGCTCCAGATCGTCCTGAACGTAATCTTGAATTTGTGCTAGATACAGCTTTTGAGGCAATGGCTGGTCCTTTGCTTAATCCACTTTGCATGGAAGAGGTGAATCCGCTTCCCATCTTCTTTCCGGATGATTTTGCAGCATTGGCCGTACTAGACATTGATTTTTTGATTCCAGATAGCGCTGATGTTGCTTTCACTCCCATGGATCCAAAGCTTGAATTTACAGATGTTGATGCTGCTGATAGAGTCTTCATGCCGTTTGCAGTCTGTTGTATGTCGGAGCCTTTACGAGAGATTTTTCCAATCCCGATTGCTACTGCCCCAAGGCTTTTTGCAATAGATCCTATCGATAATCCGGAAATCATCTTGATTCCTTCGGCTACACTCTTAAATCCAGTTCCTGCATTCTTCGCAGATTCTCCAACAGACTTGATCACGCCCGAAATTCCATCAAGTACACTTCGAAGCCCTCCGCTGATTGCGCCAATGACAGTTTTGATAACATTTCCAAATGCAGTAAATCCCGTACTTGTTACTGTAAGCGATGTTCCAAGTATTAAAAGCCCGGCTCCTGCTGTCGTAGCTCCTACTCCTACTGCTAAAAGACCGGCTCCAAGTACAACGCAACCAGCTCCTGCTACCAATGATCCAGCCCCAAAGACAACCATACTTACTCCAAGTGCAGCGATTGCTACCGCTCCTGATGTTCCGTATTGAACAACTGTTGGCAATACTCCTGCAACAACTGATAGCGATGCAGCTGCTAATAATGCTCCTGCTCCAACAAGGACAATTGCTGCTCCAAAAGCTATAAATCCAACTGCCCCTGCTGTCATCGCTGGTCCAACCGCTCCTGCGATTGCCATTAATGCTCCAACTGCTACAACCATTCCTGCCATGCAAGCAATCGCTGGTGTTCCTGCATTAGCAAGTGCGATACTTGCTGCTGACATGATTGCTAGGCCTGCTGCAACCATTAATATTCCTGCTCCTAAAGCGAGTAAAGCTACTGCTCCAGCTTGTGCTCTTGCTGGTGTTTGAGAAAATATCTTCATTGCAGCCATTCCGCCAATTACAAGTGCAGCCAATGCACCAGTCATCCCAAGCATTATCCCTATTGCCAATCCGCCGGAATTAGCTAGTGCAATACTTGCTTGTGCCATAATCCCAAATCCAGTTGCAACCATTAAAACTCCTACGCCTAACATCATTGTACTTTTTGCCATCGTTAAAACTGACTTATTGCTTACTTTAGCCGAATTTCCTGTGGCCACCTCGCCTGCTGCTACCCCAAAAAGCTTTGCTGCAAGTCCTGTAATTCCTTTTCCAGCTAACGATAAAATTGATTTCGTAAAGCTTCCTATCCCAGGTGCAAGAGTTTTTACAATTTTAAATGCTTTAAACCCAATTAATATCTTTGGCAACGTTGTTATAAGACTTGCAATCGCTCCAGAATGTTTTTCCGCAAAACCAGCTAGAGCTTTTAATCCCCCTGAGATGCTATCAACTACACTTTTAAAACCAGACACAGATTTGTCGGATCCAAAAGAGCCGTTTAGCTTTCCCGTACTTTTTCCAATAGCACTTACTGCAGAACCGAATGCTTGTCCCACTTCTTTTGCATCTGTTTTAAAAACATCCCAGTATTTCCCTGCTTTTGATGCGAATCCTCCTATCTTTGTTGCTATTTTATCACCATCTACTTTATCGAGAAGGTTTGTGATGTTGCTAACTCCTTTAATCGCAATGCTGGATACTTTATCAAACGCTGGCTGTAACTTATTAGATGCTGTTTCAGTCAAGCCATCCATTGCCTGTCCTACAGTCTTATATTCTGTTGCCAATTTGGTAAACTGTTTGTTTGTTCCAGTTTTTGCCACAGCATCAAAGAAATCTTCTGTTTTTATTTTTCCATCTTGAACATCTTTAATTAACTGTTGCGTAGATTTTCCCATTGTTTTTGCAACTGCTGCAATACCTGCAGGTGTCTGTTCGACCATCAATTTGAAATCCTGCCATTGTACCTTAGGCTTTGCTGCCATCTGAGTTGCTTGCTGGGATAAAGTTTTCATTGCTTGTTGTGGATTTTCTGCAGCTGCTGCTAATCCGCCAAAACCCTTTACAAGTTTTGTTGTGCTTTTTGTACCAACTGCATCTAACTGTGCATAAGTAGATGCCATATCAGAGGAACTGTAGATTGTTTGTTCTGCAAACTTTTGAAGCTCTTTTTTAGTGCTGACAATCTCTTTTCGTGAATGATTATTCATTTCCATATTGCCTTCAAACGTTTTCCATGCAGCACTTGATTCATTTAAACCGCTAACAATTTCAGAAAGTCCAGAGGTAACTACAGATACGGCTTTATTTCCAATCGCCATCATTGCCCCGAAGCCGATTCCTTTTTTTAAAACAGCACCTAAGGATTGTGTCGATTTTTGAGCTGCTTTCATTCCGGCTTCAAAACCAGCATCTCTTGCCGTCAATATTGCTTCAACACTATATGTTTCTGCCATCAGCTCTCCCTCCTTCTCAACAATCTCTTCATCTTTTCAAATCTGTCTGGTTTATTCTTCTGCTTTGCTTGTTCAATCGCATTTTCATAGTCATAGAACTTTTTAAATGTCGGATAGACAGGCCTTTGTTTGTTTTTTCCTGCTTTCTTTTTTGCTCGTACAGCAAAATTAAGAAATGCCTGCAGATGGTTTCGATAGTCTTTATCTACTTCTTTTAATCTTGCCGCTTCAGCCATGATCTCATATTGCGCGATCGTCAGCTGATCCACCTGATCAAATGATGTAAAACCAAAATACCGGAAGCAGTCAATTGCTATCTCCCGGTACTGTTCTTCGAAATCTTTTATTTCTCCTGTTTCTGTTCCTTGATCGCATCTTGAATCTCCTGTGTCGTTTTCTTGGTAACATTTGCACTCTCTAAGAAACCCAATACTGACTTAAACAGTTCATCAAGATCTGTTGTTTCATCTTCAATAAACTTATCTAATTCTTTCTTTTCCAATCTAGGTGAAAATCCTTTATTAGCAATCAAAAGAACATCCTCTAATGCTTCAATATCTCCCTCGATCACTTCTGCAATCTTATATCGCATTCCAATCTCTTTTGTTTTCCCTTTAATGTCTTCTACTGGAACAGAGAGAGTTTTATTTAGCGCTCTCATAAATCCCATGCCAAAATTAAACTCGTAAGTTGACTGATTAATCTGTAATTCGTACATGTTATATCCTCCTAAGCTCCTGTTTTTGGTGTGTCTACGAATGCATATGCCTGTTCCTGCTGCTGTGTTGTTACAGTTACGTCTCCGTCTGCACCTGTTCCGTTAATACCAAACGTTAAGGAAACTTCTACAAACTCATCTGCATTAGCTGTGTATTCAATCTCTGTTAAATATCCCTGAAAATACGTTCCTTTGAACTTGTTATTTCCTGCTTCCGCTGGCTCTGCTAAATTTGCTTCCCAGATTTCGATCAACGCGTCGTCATCCAGTGCCTTCTCTAATTTATTAATTAGCTCATCGCCTTTCTTCAAAATCGATGTCGCTGTGATTTCCACTTCTGCAGCACCAGGTGTTCTGATAGAACCATCCTTTGTCGCAGTAGAATCAGCATCTTTCGACTTAGTACGGCCATTCTCTGTTGTGAATGCCAATGCTGTACCACTCTGTGTTGGTGCTTCTGATAAAATTCGGTACAGATAAACAATCTTTTTACCTTGTACCGCTTCATTTCCAAAAAGCTGTAAATCTAACATTGCTACCTCCTAATTAAATGTAAATTCTAATTCTAAAACCCCATGCATTAGGGGTTCTTTTGTTGTTGCGTCTGAGAGGACTCTTTGATTCACTCTTACAAGACCCCAACCAAAATTCTTTGTTTCTCCGATCTTGTAGCAGATATCTTTGATTTCTAGCAATATCTTCGATAGTGTTCCTCTCTGTCTTGGATTGTTATGCCAGACATGGATTACCTGACTAACTGCACCAAAGACTGTTGTTTTATTTGCCTGATCATCCTGTGTGCTGTCAGCAAGATAAATAAAAGGATACGGGGTTCCATCTGGCGGTAAGAATGTATCATACACACCAATTCCCGTATCCTCATATTTTTCTTTTAATTTTAACAGCAGCGCAGTAAATAGTTCCTGCTGTGGATCCATATTATTTCATTACCTTTTCTAAATCCTTTTTAAAAATCTGCTTCTGCTCACCTAGCGCCGGGC